CCCAGAGTGGCGCGAAGAGCGTTACCCGCACCAGAAATAGTGCCAGAACCGTTGATGCTCAAGCTAACGTGTGCACCGTTGACAGTACCGCCAGTAGCTGCACCAGCACCTGTGACTCGCGTCAGTGCGCGAATGGTTTCGCCAGAACCGGTGGAAGTAAATTCCAAACGGTTGTACGACAGGCGCGTATCGCCAGTGGTGGCAGAAGTTGTAGCGTATGACTCGGATATATTGCCAGCGGCAGTCTCGACGATAGGGCTAGAAGCTGTTCCGGAGATAAAGCCATTTTGTGATATGACTGGGCCGGAGAACGTGGTATTTGCCATGATTGTTCCTTACATGCAAGTGAGGGTGTTCTGTCTGCATGTCGTCAGCCGGGACTGTCAGAACACCGGATAACCCCGGATTGAGAGCAATATACACCATTTAAACGCTGTCAACAAGGTTTAAACATAAAAAAAGGGAGCCGAAGCTCCCTTTCTCTGTGTGGACTATCAGGCGGAACCTGAAGAACCCCACATACCCAATGGGTCAGACCAGCCGAAGCTGTAACGCTCACGGGCCTTGTAACGCACGTTACCGGTGTCAAAGTCGCCGTCCATGCTGTTTTGCAGCGGGGTGCGGACGAAATGCTTCATACCGTTAGGCACGTCAGTGGTCAGATACCAACCGTTGGTGTCAGTCAAGAAGTGATTGACGGTGTAGCCCTCGGGGATTGCGCCCATCTGTTTGATAGCGTTGATGTCGTTATCAGCAGTGGAGACACGCAGTTCAGTGTCAAGCAAACGCTTGGCAACGAACATGAGTGCTGGAGGCACAATCATTTTCTTGGGCTTAGCGGCAATCAACAGGCCACGCTCATCAGTCCAAGCGGCGATTTGAATAACGGCGGCTTCTAAAGAAGTCTCGTTCAAATCAACTTGGGTGGTGGGAGTGTTGCTGTTGGTGCCACCAGAGATCAAGGGGTGGCTTGCGTTGAACAAGGACACGCCGTCGCCACCGGGGTAGCTATTGCTGAAGCCATTGTTCAGGACGGCAGCAGCCTTGACCTGTTTGGTGTAAGCCATAGCGCGAGCCAAAGACTTGGTGTAGCGGGCAGACAACGAGTCATACAAGTTATCTTCCACTGCTTCTTCAGTGATGGAGAAGCCCAAGGCGATGGTTTCGTGGGTATAGCGGGTTGACCATGCTTCTTGTGCATTGTCGTAAGCGATGGCAGAGCCTTCGTTCTTGACAGGTGCGGCAGAGAAGCCAGACAACTTGGTTTCTTCTTCAAACGAACGCTCAGAGGTCTCTGTTTCGTAGATCTCTTTGTGTTCTTCGCCGTAACGAGCGTACTCCATACCGAACAAAGCGTTCAGACCGGGGAGCAACTCTTTCAGCAGTTGTGCGCGTGAAATAGCCATGATTTAGCTCCTTGATTAAACGCCAGAAGCGATAGTGGTTGTATGAATCTCAAAGTTCCAACGAACGATGAGCTCTGGGAAGACAACGTTGCCAGAACCGTTAACGTATGAAGTCTCATAGACAACATCGACAACGTTCATTGGCAGTGTGCCTGTGGTTGCAGATGATGCAACAGCTACGCGGCTATTGCCGGTGTTTGTCAAACCAGAGTTCTGCACCAATGCTACGTTAGTACCAATAACGGTAAATTCAGTAGTACTGGAAGGCAACAAGCCGGAGGTGGCATCGTTGGGGGTAGCGCCAGTAGCGATCACAGCTTTAAACAGCGTGTCGGGGTCATTACTTACATAAGCAGTAATGTACGTACCGGTTGGCGCTGCTGTATTAGCTGGGAAATACTGAGCAAAAATGGTCTGGCCTTGCGAGTTAACGTAAGAACATCCCAAGAAAACACCAATGATCTGTGAGGTTGTCACAGTTGCACGGGCGGTTGTAATGGCAGATTTGATAATCGTGCCATCGTTAATCATCTCAATGGGGTCGCCATAGAAGATGCTAGTGTTGTACGCCGAAGCAATACGGTACTGACGAGTGGCACCTGCAAAAGGTGTACCGCCGTACAGATTGATCGGCTTCAGCCCGTAAGGGGCGTTTACCGTTGGAAAAGCCATTTGAAAGACTCCTAAAATTTAAGAACCAGAACCGAAAGTGACCTTGGTTTTCTTTTCTGAGAAAAGAGGCATCCTTGGATCACTATCACGAAGGAAATTGTTGTCCACGGATTCCATTTGAGCCTTGTTTTGGTCAGCGTAGTACGCTGCCCGCTGTTGCAAGAACTCTGATGGGATGCGGCAGAGCAACAAGCCACCTACTTCAACGTTGCCTTTAAAGCGACCTTCAGTAGTTGCGTGCATCATTAGCTCGGGATACTCCTCTGCTTTGCAGGGTTCATATCCTTCGCGCAACTTTGAAGAAATATTGCTGGGATCAGCAGTTCCTAATGTACTCAAGCGCACCCATCGGTGTGTCCAGCCCGGACGGTGATCCGGGGCGGGTAAGGTCTCTGGAGGACGCCACGCTGTTGGGCGCTGCATCACTGTACGAGAATCTACTTCACGCGACGAACGATTTTGTGCCTTATCGGCAACTTGAACTTTTTCCATTATTGACCTCTTCTAAGTTGAGCAACCTGTTTTGCGTATTCTTCAATCGACACCCCAAGACGGCGAGCAATCGCCACTTCTGATGCCTTTAACTTAATACGGTTAGGCGGAGTGCTTCTTGAGGCAGGAGCCACAGGGGAAGCATTTTTTGTTGCACGGCGGGGCGTATAGTCCTCGTCCGGTTCTGACGTTTTATAGGAGGAGTCGTCATCCTCATGGCTCCCGAAATACTCGGGGAATCTTTTTCGCATGGTACTGTCGATTCGCTTGAAGTAATCATCAGTACCAATATAGTCCGCACCATAGTCCTTTTGAAGTTTCTTGTCAAGACCCATCGCGGCCATTGTCATTTCTTCATCTGCGCCAAACCAATCCTTGTTGGCTTCAACCCACTTCTGCGTTCTTGGAGTGGCGGTTTGTCTGGTTTGTACGGGCGGTGGCGTGAAGTTATCAGGCTCCTCGATTGGACGCAGGTTTTCTGCGCGGTCAATACGCAGGGTTGCCTTGGCAATTGCCTCTTGTGCAGAGGTTACCTCCTCTGAATCCCCGGCCTCAAAAGCATCTTTGAATCGCTTCTTGGCGGTTTCCAGCTCGATTTGAGCAGTTGACTTGTTTTGCTCAATGAAGACTTCACTGCCGGTCTTGAGTTGGCCTTTGAGTCGGCGGTTCTCTTCGTAGACTTGGCGGGCAAAGTCTTCAGCAGCCTCCCGTTCGCGCAAGGCAGTTTCCTTGGCGCGGCGCTCATCGTGGTAGCCACGGGTGAACTTCTTGATCCGGGCTTGAACCTTCTCGTCATACGAGCTAAGTTCTTCGTCCGTTGGATCTTCTGGGGGAGGGGCGGCTTTACGACCCCGATCTTGCTCGGGCGTATCGTCTTCTACCTCGACTTGGAAATCGTCTTTGTCCGAATCTTTCTCGGCTTTTTTATCGGGAAACTCGTATTCGTCCCCATCAAACTTTGGCAATGGCATATTGACTCCTTATGCAGCGCGGCTAATTCCACGCGGATCCTCAACAACAGCCTCGACGGAATCATCATTGATGATCCTGAACTCTCGGCCATGAATCTTCAGGCGGGTGCCTGAATTGGGGCGGACGATGACAAAGTCACCTTCCTTGCAGCTCGGCCCACTAGGGAACCGGGTAGCGTCTTTGTAAGCGTCTGGGCCAAGCTTGACCACAAACAACACAGGCGTCAGCACCTCTTCGTAGTGCATAGACTGGCTGGATTTCACAATCCCAATGTCGCTGTCTGCATACTCTTCCATCGCCTCTGGGACAACGGTTAAGACGTGGAAGCGTTTGGGGTCAGGCAATTGCTTGGCTTTTTGTTCTGCCGTGGTATTCAAAATACCCGACAGGTCAACTGCCGCAACGTCAAATTCACTCATCTGATGTCTCCATTTTTTGCACAAGGTCTTCAATGATGTTTTCTGCGTAGTTCAAACCTTGGATAACTCCGCATACTCTTCGGTACTCCTCAATGTGATCAGCTCGACCTGCCGCAACATAAGCTTCACGCTCTTGTTTCAGCTTTTGGATCTCCTTGACTACAACTGCCAAAAGACGGTAATCACTCAATTACGTTCCTTTTTTCTTGCTAGGCTGGTTTCGTTGCGCTGCCCGTTGCGCGTTTTGCACGGCCATCTGTGCCCGGTTTTTGGCAATATCGACACCAAGTCGAGCGCCATCAAGTTCCATTTGCTTGTTTAAACGATCTTTTGCAGCGGCAGATGTTGCCGCGACCTGCATTGCAGCGATCTCTTTTTGAGCCGCGATACGGGACTCTTCCACCCGGATTTGGTCTGCCTTGGCGGCAGCTTCCATTGCTTGTTTTTGCTGTTTCAGCTTCAGGTCTTCCATCTTTATCTGAAGTTCCTGCATCTGCATCTGGACAATTGGATCCTGCATCTGCTGCTGGGCCTGCTGTTGCTGGGCCTGCTGGGTGTTCTGCTGGAACAACTGCTGGGCAGCCTGCGCTGACATGATGGCGATCTGATCGGCCATTTCTGGAGGAACCTGTTTGTTCTGGTCTTCCTTCGGAATGGACATGCCCATGCGCTTCTCAATCTCCAATCGGTACTGGAATCCGACGTGCTCGTTGATGTGGGCCAGCATGGCCGCTTGGATCATCTGCGCTTGGGGATTTTGGGCGATGATCTGAGCGATCTTTGGATCTTGCATCGCCATCATGTGAACTTGGATGTGAGCCTCATGGTTCTGCTCCACAAAAGCCTTGGCAGGCTTCATGTTCAGGACGTTTTGGTTCTCCTGAACCGGGTCGGTCGGCACTGCATCATCTTCCGTTTTGACCAGCTTGTCGGCGTTCTTCACGCCTAACACTTCAATCATCTGGCGGTGCAGGACTGACATGTCATACAGTTGTGGAGCCTGTTGGGCCAGCTGGATCACGGCTTGGTACTGGACGATCTTTTGAGCCATAGTGGCTGCGTTGGGATCGCTGACAGGAATAACGTCGGTGCTGTCGTAGTCCGACCGGCGAGCGGCACGGCTTCCATCTTCGGGCTGGTAGTCGTAATCTTCTGGCGCGTAGTCAGCAATAATCACCTTCAGAAGCTTGAACTCTTGCTTCATGGAGTAATGAATGCGGGACTGGACTGCGCCCATGACCTTCAGGGTTCTTTCCAACAGGGCCAAGGTTGTGCCAACCGGTGCATTGGCAGACATGTCAGAGACGTTCATGTCGCCAGAAGAGGCAAAGGAGCGACCTTCCTCGACGATGTTTTGGAACAGGGCAAAGAGAACCTGACTTGGCTCTTTGTAAGGCAGGGGAAGGATGTTGTCGCGGATTGAGCCGCTTGGAACATCTACGTCTCGGAACTCTCCGGGTTGAATTGGGGTGTCATCACCCTTGATACGTAGGCCACGGGACTTGAGGCCGCCCGGCAGGTTGCTAAGCGTTCCGGCGTCAACCAATTGCCGGATGAGCATCGTAGCCGACTTTGCATATCCCCCGATAAGGTGGATAAGGCCGTAACCATAGAATCCAAAACCGGGGATGTATTGGTAATGGACAAAGTGCTGGCGCTTGAGGTGGAGTTCATCTCCTTCATACCAATTTCTCCTGATTGCAAGAACTTTACCAGTACCCTTTTCTACCGTGACAACGTAAGGCAGGGCGATACCTGTGACGTGACCATCCTTGTTGGTGTGCTCGTAGCCTTCCAGATCAATATCCACATGCATTTCCAGAATGCGGTAGCGATCATCTTGGATGGCAGACATGCCTTGTTCTTCGGCTTTTTGTTTCTCAATGTCGTCGAGCTCATAGGTTGGGTCGCCCAACTCGACATCGCGATAGAAGCCTGCCTCCTTGAGCTTGGCGACTTCGTTTTCAGTCTTGCGCATGACATGTGTAACACGCTCCGCAGTCTCCAAACTGGCCGCACCGTAAGGCACGACGATGTCTTCTGCGGGGATAAACACGGCCATTTGACGGCCTTTGCTGGGGTCAAAGTAGACCTTTTTGAATGCTGACCCGGCGATTGGCAGGTTCCACAGGAGCTTTTCATGCTCCGGGCGGTACTCCACCATGACATCCGTCAGTTGGTGGTTCATGTCTTCCTGAACTCGTTCTGCGGCTTCGGTGGTCTCTGGCGTCTCTTTACCAATAATCTTGGTCTTGACTGGCCCCTGCGCAGGGAAAGTCTCCATGATGCCTTCGGCTTGGAAGCGCACGACGGACTCGGTCAGCATGGGGTGGAACACACCGCAGGCTCCTTGCCAAGGTTCTGTGCGCTCTTCGTACTTGAGGCCAAGAAGCTTCAAGCCCTCGACGTAGGTCTGGATCCAGTCACGGCGGTCGCGCTGATCTTTCTCAAAATCTTCAATCAGGTCTGAGCCAAGGGAGTCGAGGGCGCTGTCATCCAAGAAATCAGCCAGATTGGCATCAAAGTTTTCATCGGTTTCATCGGGCTCCATGTGGATGGACAGGCCGTCCATATTGATATCCACTGAGTCAGGGTTCTCGATCTCAATCTCGATCTCTGGGCCAGCCAGATCGGATAAGCCTTGAGGAGCTGCGTATAAACTTTTTTCCATGATGCGTCCTTAAACTGTGTAGTACCGCTCTGTTCTGCGGCCTTTGAAATATCTGACTTCTTCCTGCTCATCTGAGTCAATCCCAATAAAACCGCCCTGCCGGTAGCGGATCAACGCTTGACTGGTCGAGTCAACCAAGTCATCGTTATCCCCATTTGGGAATGAAGCAAGCTCTTCCATCAACTCGTCGGCCCACCGGGTCTCTGGACACCAGACCACGCCGGAGGCAAACAAGTCAGAAATAGCGTTTACACGCGCTATCTTATCGTTTCCTTTGCTTGGTGTGTACTCAGAAAGAGGGATTCCCATCATCCGCAGCTCATAGATCAAAGGAGCGCCAGCGGCCTTCTTCTCGATGATCAATGTGTCTGGGTTCCATTCCTTATACATCTCAAAAGCCTTCTGCTTCAACTCAGGGAATTCCATACGTTGTTTAAACGAGTCTAAGACGATGATGTTTGGCTTCAGGTTGCCATGTTGATCCGCATGTTGGAAGACTCCCCATGTGGTGCAGGCTGAATAGTCGGCCCGGTTGTTCTTTTCAAAGGCGGTATCCCAAGATTGGATGATGTAATCGCAGGGAGGAGGGGTATCGCTCTGCCAGATCTTCCACATATCCCGCTTGATAATCGCGCCTTCGTTGCCGGTTGGGTTCTGTTGGTACTGCGCTTCCCATTTGGCGGTGGGAATCTCGGCTTTGATGGCCTCAAGTTCCTCTTTTTTCCAAAATCCGGGCCATAACGGGGTTCCGGAGGGTAAAAGAGCGGGAAATTCAATCACTTCCCAGTCATCCACGCCGCCTTTTTCGGAGTTTTTGAGGATCTGGCCGGTCAAATCACGTTTTGCCCACCGGGTCATCACAATAATGATGGCTCCACCGGGCTGAAGACGCTGGCGCGGGCCGGATGTGTACCACTCATAGACACCATCAAAGACTGCGGGGTTGTTTTGCCGGGCTTCTTGTTCGGAATGCGGGTCATCAATGATTAATACATCAGCACCCTTGCCGGTAACCGCACCTCCAACACCAATAGCGAAGTAATCTCCGCCTGCGTCAGTGTTCCACCGCCCTGCGGCCTTTGAATCTGAGGAGAGCTTGGTCTGAAAGACCTTGGAATAAGCCTCCGAGGAGACCAGATTGCGAACCTTTCGGCCAAAGCCAACAGCCAGCTCGGCAGTGTGGGCAGTCTGAATGATCTTCTTCTGTGGATATTTACCCAGAAACCATGACGGAAGGAGGTAGGAGGCAAACTCTGACTTGGTATGCCGGGGAGGCATATTGATGATCAGTCTCTTCAAAGTTCCATTGGCCACACGCTCAAAAGCGTTGGCCATGATTGCATGGTGCTTGCCGGAGATGAAGCCGGGCCACATCTGCGTCACAAAATACAGGAAGTTCTCCCGGCAGCGTTCAACCCGGTCTAACTCTAAAAGCTGGTAAATCTTGTCTCGCTCATCCGCAGGGACAGAGTCAGTTACCTTCAGGTAACCAATGATCTCTTCTCTTGTCAGGAGAGTCACAGGGATGCCATTTCTCGGACAGAACGATCCACCAGCTTGATGGAGTGGAACTTATGGGGCTTGGTTGTAAGGAATCCGTCAGTCTGCAATCTATGAACAATCCTGTGGATGTTCGCCTTTGACTTCATGCCCAAGCCTTTGGCAATGACTTCATACGACGGAGCAATGCCGTGGATACGGATGTAAGCCTTAATGAAGTCCAAAACAAGTTGTCTGCGTGGGGTCATTTTGTAACGGTGTAACGCTTGTAACGTTCAGCAGTTTAAACGCTTCTGCGAACGTTCGCAAGGGGTTTAAACAAAAAAATACCCTGCGGGATATATTTTTCAAATATATATATACCCCCGGGGTATGTGGATTTGGAAAGGTATGGGGGGTGTTTGGGGATGCGAACGTTACTGCTGTTGTGGGGAAGATATTTGGGTGTGTGGATTACAGTGCAGTCA